TTTTACTCAGCCTACTTCAGAACGGACCGTTTAACACTACCGAAGTATTCAGCGATGCAGACTTCGAAATCGATGTGTGGAACACGCAAAACGGAGAAAAGAAGCTAAGAATTGAAGGTGCCTTCACGGATTGTGTAAAAGACAATGGCGAAAATACTTAAGCACAAATACCTAGCCAAGCCATGCGAATTCGATGGCATTAAGTTCGCGTCGAAGCTCGAGGCCGGCTACTATCAGCGCCTTAAGTACCTTCAGCTTTCAGGTGAAGTAATTTTTTTTCTCATGCAAGTTCCCTTCATACTTCCAGGGAATATCCGCTACAGGTGCGACTTTCAAATCTTTTGGGCAGACGGTCACATTAGCTTCGTCGATACCAAGGCGATTGAAACTCCCGTTAGCATGAATAAGATAAAGCAAGTTGAAGCACTCTATCCGGTAGAGATAGAGATTTACACAGGGAAAGGAGCGATAAAATGCTAGTGGTCAGAGGGGAGTTAGCAATAAACTTAGAAAAGGTTACAAATTTTGAAGTTAGAACTATGCCTTATAGATCCGATACAAATTCAAATTATATAATATTTAAATTTGGCTTTTGCGATAATATGGGACATGTAGAGTACAAACATTTTAAATTTGAGAATGATGAAGATGCTATAGACGCATTCAGTGAAATTGTAACTCGACTTGCAGAAGGCGAAACAAAAGTGTTTTATATGGATGACCGAGACCTTTGGCCCGACAGAAAGGAAGAATGATGGAGCTACTACCAATAGACCTTTTTAAAGAATGTCCAGATAAGCTCGTCTTTGACTTGCTTAATATACTTCGCCATTTAGAGAAATGGCTGGAAATGGGAAATACTTCAGTACCGTGCAGCATGATAAAAAACCTTCGCTATCTACTTGATGAGAAGCTAAAAGTGATAAATAAGATAGAAGAGGACTAAACCTATGGCTAAGCAGAAGAAAGAGGCGGAGCCGGCCGAAGCTGCTAAACCCAAAGCAAAGAAACCGGCGACAAAAAGAAAACCACCTAAGACACCAAGAGTAAAATCAACCAAGACAGTTGGCCGTCCTAAGATTCCGGAAGAGACTCGAGAGGCTGTCCTGAAATTCTTACGTGAAGGTAATTCTAAGCGTGACGCTTGCCTTGGAGGTGGTATGAGTATTGCTACTTTATGCGAATGGCAAGTTAGAGCAGCGGAAGCAAAAGAGCAAGGCATCACCAATGAATACTCGGAATTTATCGAACAAATTGAGAAAGCGCAGGGCGAAGCGCGACGATATGCCCTCTCATGCTGGCAAAAGCACCTACCCAACGATTGGCGCGCTAGCGTCACTTACCTCGAAAGAACAGATCCAGAGAATTGGGCACCCAAGCAAAAGATAGACATTACCAGCAACGGGCAATCAGTTGGCCCTATGATTGTACCACTCAAGGATGGAGACAGCTAATGGATATCAAGGAATTAGAGTTTATCAGAGACTTCGCCGACTTGCTTGGCAATCTTCAAACCGACATGCTCAATGTGGCACAGGCTATCGATGACGGCGACGAAGATGAACAAATTAAAGAAGTATCACTTAGTAACGTTAATTTCACTTGGTCTCTAGTTCACCACGTGGAAAAGTTAGAAAAGTTATTGTATTCTTTCAAAGAAAAGATAGATGAAAAATATCATCATGTATGGCGAGAAGCTCACCCACATATGCCAGAGACTTACGCGGGCATGATGGAACACCTAGACCAAATAAAATGAGGAAGCCGAAGAAAGAGCTCGAGCCGCTAATGCCGCAACCAGGGCCGCAAACAAAATTCCTTAAGAGTAGCGCGGACATAGCTCTTTACGGCGGAGCTGCCGGAGCAGGCAAGACTTTCGCAGTGCTATTCGAGCCTACCTATCACCTCAATAACCCAGACTTTGGCGCAGTAATATTCCGTAGGAACTCCAAGCAAGTGAGAAATGAAGGAGGGCTATGGGATACCTCCATGAAGATTTACACGCACTACATGCTTCGAGGCGTGCCCAAAGAGAGTACACTCGAATGGATATTCCCTACCGGCTCCCGCGTCACATTCGCTCACTTGCAATATGAATCGGACGTGCTCTCGTGGCAAGGTGCGCAGATCCCCTTAATAATATTCGATGAGCTTACCCACTTCACACGCAGCCAATTCTTTTACTTGCTCTCGCGTAACCGATCCGCTTGCGGCGTGAAGCCTTACGTTAGAGCCACTACTAACCCAGATGCAGACTCGTGGGTGCGTGAATTAGTCGATTGGTGGATAGATCCTAATACCGGCCTAGCTATCGCAGAGCGAAGCGGAGTAGTGCGCTTCTTTGTGCAGATCAACGATAAAATTATTTGGGCGCAGAGCCGCGCAGAACTTACCGAGCGTTACCCAGGCGCGCTCCCTAAGTCTTTCACTTTCGTGTCGGCGTCTATTTATGACAATCAAAAGCTATTGAAAGTGGACCCAGGCTACCTAGCCAATTTGCAGGCTCTTCCGACAGTAGACAGAGAGCGCCTTCTTAATGGAAACTGGAACGTGAAGCCTTCAGCAGGTCTCTACTTCAGGCGAGATTATTTTGAGATCGTGAAGGCCGCGCCTAAAAAAACTAAGGCGGTACGCTATTGGGACAGAGCGGCGACAAAGAAGACAGAAACGAACGACCCAGACTTTACCGTAGGTATACTCTTAGAGAAAGACGCAGACGGCATGCTTTACGTTGCCGACATGGTGAGAATACAAGAGAGCCCGTTAGGAGTGCAGCAGTCTATCGTTAACACAGCCTCTTACGACGGCAAGTCGGTAGCTATAGGCATAGAGCAAGACCCAGGGCAAGCGGGTGTCTTTGAGGCGCAGCATATCTCTCGCTTATTGATTGGTTATAATGTAAAATTATTTAAACCATCGAGTGATAAAATAACGCGCGCTAGTCCAGTATCTGCCCAGGCAGAGGCCCGAAACATTAAGATAGTTCAAGGCGCGTGGAACGAAGACTTTATTAAAGAGCTTGAAAACTTTCCCGAGGGCTCACATGATGACATTGTGGACGCTTTAAGTGGTGCCTTCTCAATGCTTCTCGAGCACAAATACAACTTTTCGGCGATAAACTCATGATGCAAGACCAAGAAAGATTCGACGGATGGGCCAATATTATAACAGGAATTGGCGTTCCAGGCCGTGACAAGACAGCCGGAGGCACCTTCCTTAGTTGCTGGAATTGGAATTCCAGTGCCTACGATGGAATTTATCGAGGTGATGGCCTTACCAAGAGAATCATCGACGTAGTTGCTACGGAGATGGTGAGGCAAGGATGGATAATCGAGGGCGACGCCAACAACAAGATTAACGCCTATATCGATGAGCTTTACGGCGTCGCAGCGCTCACCGACCTTATTAGATGGGCGCGCCTTTATGGTGGTGCTATCATTGTTATGGGTATAGCCGACGGCAGGCCACTCGATGAGCCAGTGGACGAATTTAATATCTACGGAATTAGATGGCTTCGTGTCTTTGATCGCTTCCAAGCAATGCCTAACACCGCTTTCATGTGCGATGATTTAAACTCAGAGCACTACGGCTATCCTGAAATGTATCAGGTGAACGACTACCGCACAGGGAAGACTTTCACGGTTAACCACACGCGCGTTTTAAGGATGGATTGGGCCATGCTCCCGCCACGCGAGCAGATGATAAACCAAGGTTGGGGCGACAGTGCTCTGTCTTCTATTTTCCAGGATATACGCAATTACGGCACGACGATGGCTAATATGGCCGCCATTGTGCAGGACTTCGTCAATACCATTATGAAGATCCCAGGGCTTTCCGATGCCCTTACAGATCAGTGCCAAGAGCTTAATATCACTCGAAGAATTAACTACGCTAACCAGATGAAGTCAATCAATAACATGCTTGTGATTGACAGCATGGAGACGATAGAGAAGCTCACGACTAGCGTAGCAGGGCTTCCCGAGATTATAGACCGCTTCATGCTTATGGTGTGCTCAGTAACGGGGATTCCGGCAACCGTGCTCTTCGGCCGCAGTCCGGCAGGATTCAACGCCACCGGAGAGAGTGACGTACGCAACTACTACGACATGATTAAGAACTATCAGGAAAACAAGCTCAAGCCTTGCTTAGAAAAGCTTGTGCGCTATATTTGCTTGGCCAAGGACGGCCCTTTCAATGGCATCGAGCCGGAAGACTGGAACATTAAATTTGTACCTCTTTGGCAGAATACCGAGGAGCAAGAGGCGACGATCCGCAGGATAGTTGCGGAGACAGATAGCATTTACCTCGATAGAGGCGTACTTGACCCCACAGAGGTAGCTATAAGCCGATTCGGTGGAGATAAGTGGAGTATGAATACAGAGATAGACGTCGAGATGCGTAAGGGCGGCTATAACCCCGAGGAAGTAGCCCAACTTGAACTCGAAAAGAAGAAGCAACAAGAGGTTGACGTAACGGTGGGACCAGATGCTCTAGGACAGGAACAGAGCAATATTTTGGTGATCTAATGCAGCCTTACCAGCAGCCCTATCAAGTCTTCATTAAGAAGAATGTTAGGCAAAAACCCTTGAAGTCCAAAAAGTGGCTCTTTCCGGAAGCTATCGAACGCGAGTACACTCGAGAGCTTTACTCGCTTACGTTTACGCTACGAAAGCTGATTGAAGAGTACCTATTGCCGCAGCTGCCTTCCCTTGTCTTTCAAGCGAATGAGACAGCGCCAGAGCAGCCGCGCGGCGATGACTTCCTAGACGACCTACTTACGACTATGAATTTTATACGCAGGCTAATGTCTCCAAAGATAGTGGAGACCACAGCAGACGCTGTCAGAGTGTCAGAGCAGGTAAACACATTCAATAAAGTTCAATTCGCAAAATTAACCTCTTCCTTGCTATCTATAGACGTTTTCTTCCATGAGCCTTGGCTAGTAGACCAATTAAGTTTATTCGCGACGCAGAATTCACAGTTAATTACCTCGTTAGTGGACGAAGAAATCGAGAGAGTTAGCGGAGTAGTGCAGAGAGGCTTTCAGCAGGGCTTACCGTATAAAAGCGTTGCGGATGAGATTCAGAGCACTTTCGGCGTATCGCGCAGACATGCAAAGCTCATCGCGCGAGATCAAACTGTTAAATTAAATGCTAGTTTGACAAAGCTTAGGCAAGAGGACTTGGGTATCACCGAGTATCAGTGGCAAACATCCGGCGACGAAAGAGTGCGCGCAAGTCACAGAGCTATTGACGGAATGATATGTAGATGGGACGACCCAACCGTTTATAGAAAGCCAGGAGAAAAAAAATGGCATAAGAGGCCTACCACGATGCCACAAAATCATCCAGGCGGGGACGTTCAATGCCGTTGCGTCACTATAGCACAAATTGAAGGGTTTAGCTCCTAACTGCTCGCGAAGAATTAGGGTAGCATATACAATCTTCTAGAAAGGAGATTATTTATGGGAAAGGTTAAAGATTTAGAGGGGATGATTTTCGGAAGGCTTACAGTTTTAAAGTTTTCATCAATAGAGAAAAACAAAGCTATGTGGCTATGCCTTTGTGAATGTGGTGAGAAAAAAATTTGCAGTGGCAACTCAATTAAGCAAGGAAAAACTAAAAGTTGTGGGTGCTTGCATTTGGAAAGTGTCATAGAGAATGTTAAAGGAAGAAAAAAGAAACGTGATGAAGGTATAAGGAAGGAAAATAAGATTCATCCTTTATACATAGTCCTGAATGCCATGATTCAAAGATGCTACAATGAAAAGTGTAAAGAATATAAGTGGTATGGAGTCAAAGGAATTCACGTTTCTGAGGAGTGGAAAAATGATAAAAAGAAATTTATTGAGTGGGGCGAAGAAAACGGTTATCGTAAAGGCTTGCAAATAGATAGGATTGATCCGTCTGGAAATTATGAGCCTCAGAATTGTCAATTCTTGACTAGGGTTAATAACCTCAAAAAGGTTAGAAAAGATAACTTGACAACTGGTAAGCTATACAGTCGGGGGCGTACACCAAAATTCGAAGGGTTTAGCGATGGTTAAGAATACCTATAATATTGCGCGCGGTGTTAATGTATCGGCAGAGCGTGAGAAGAGATTGCAGAACGCACCAGGAGGGTCAAACGTGGGTAGTTACTCAGGTGTCAGCCCCGACAACATGGCGGGCACAAAATGCGGCAACCCAGGCTCTTACCCGATAGATACCATGAAGAGAGCTAAGGCAGCTTTAAGCTATGCCCACAACGCCAAAAATCCCGATTGTATCCGAAAAGAGGTTTACAATAAGTACCCGTCACTTGACCCGAGTAAGAAAGATGGATAGTAACGTAATTCGATATGATTGTAGTTGCTTGGAGATGGAGCCAGAGGGTGCCTATATAACACCCGAAGGATATATCCGTGCAAAAGCGATTGTTACACGCTCAGGAGTTTTTACGTATGCAAATGGAGACGGCTCGCAGAGGAAAGAGCTTCGGTTACCTCAAGATGTATTCCATAGCGACGCTCTTGGCAGCATGCGTCTTATTCCGGTCACTAACGGACACCCTCCCGAAAAGCTCGTTACCGCAGAAAACTCCAAACGCTTAACTGTCGGCTATACCGGAGACACTGTCGAGCAAGATGGGGATTATGTCTTAACTAACCTAGTCATTACCGACGCTGAAACCGTCAGAATGGTGAAGGAGCAGGGGCGAAGAGAGCTATCTTTAGGCTATACAGTTGACTTAGAGCCAGAAGAAGGCGAGTATAACGGCGAGCGTTATGACTTCAAACAGACGAACATAAGATATAACCATCTTGCCCTCGTAGATAGTGCGAGAGCGGGTTCGTCGGCGAGGATAAAACTCGATGGCAATGATGCAGTACAAATTTGTGGAGACAAAGCAATGGCTAATAAGAGAAAAGTCAAGATTGACGCCGTAGAGTATATGGTGGACACTCCCGTCGCAGAATATATAGAAAAGCGCCGAGAGAGTGACAGAGACCGAGATGGCGATGTAGACGATGCAGACCACGTCCGTCGCTTAGAGGACAATGTCAAAAACCTTACCGATGAGCTTGAAAGGGTTCGCGGAGAGTTAGAGACACAGAAAGCAGAGCTTGAAAGAGCGCGTCGAGAACACGACAAGATGCTTGCCGAGCGCGACGCTGTCGGAGTAGGAGAAATGGACGGTAAAGACATGATGAAGAAAGATTCGGCGGACTTCCGCAAGGCAGTATCAGAAAGGGTAAAGCTTATTAAAACAGCTTCCGCTTTCCTTCCTTCGGAAGAAGTTGACAGACTAGACAATGCAAGCGATATAGAGATTAAGAAAGCGGTTATAGGGGCCACTAAAAAGCACGTGTGCTTAGATGGTAAATCGGAAGTCTATGCAGAGACTATGTACGACATTATCGTATCAGAAGCTCACAGCCAGCCAGTCTTAACGAACGTTAAAGCAGCCGTGAAGACTGATGCTAGAAGCGAAATAGATCCTGATGCCGCTCGTCAAGAGATGATCGCTCGCGACAAAGCCAGACTCAAAAAAGCTAAATCATAAGGTGTTACCATGACATTCCCTTTTCAAACAGCGTATCCTATCGACATGCCCATAGGCGTGCCAGGTAGGATAGCGGACAATTGCTTCAAGAATACTCTAAACCCTATAGCGGCTGAAAGTATCTATCCCGCTCGAGGTGTTTGCAAAGCCCCAGGAGAGGACTACGTAGTCACTCTGCCTAGGATTAACCAGAGTGTGAACGTATTCTCAGCGGACCTTATTACGGCTAACGTGATTAATGCCACCGTAAACGGGATTGCGATCACTCCAGTGACTTTCGCTACTTCTCACCTAGCGACAATGAATGCTATCGCCGCAGAGATCGCAGCGCTACCGAACATTGCTAGCGCAGTGGTAGGCGGAGCAAGCAACCGAACTATTACCATCATGAGCGATAACGGCACTTCAATAACCGTTACAGGCTTCTTGGTCACTCTTGGTGCTTCTCAGGCTACCGTTGCTACCACAAACAGTGCGTTCGGAGCTTTCTTCGGCGTCTCTCAGATGGTCTACAATAAATCAAACGTATGGGACCCAACCAACAACCCCTCTATTGCAGGCGTTGCGCCTTACTATACAGGTGATCCGGTACCCGTCCTTACTCAAGGCCGTATTTACGTTGTGCCTGAAACTGTCGTTACAGCTGAAAGCCCCGTATACGTTCGCTTTACAGGCAATGGCTTGTATCAGACTTTAGGGCTCTTCCGCGGCGACGCAGATAGCACAACTTGCCAACTTATTGCAGCAACTTCCGCCAAGTGGAGAGAAGGCAATGGCGTAGTAGGTGGCATTGCAGTTTTAGAACTTACAATCTCTTAAGGAACAGCCATGAGTAAAATAAAGATCAACAGTGTTCACTTGGATGCGGTAGGTTCACTCTTCTTCGCCACGCAGTTGAACTATATCCAGTCGCAAGTCTACAAGTATGAGTACCCCGCCTTAGAGGCGTTCAACGTCATACCTATTTCGACAGATGTACCCGCCGGAGCGGAATACGTCACCTATATGGCCTATCAGGCGACAGGCCGTGCTAGGATAGTCGAATCCTATGCGGATGACTTGCCAGCAGCAGACTTGCAGGGCTTCCAGTTCATGCAAAAGATTAAGACGATAGGAGCTTCCTACCGCTACTCTCACCAAGAGATTTTAGCGGCGCAGTGGGCTAATGTCGACTTACCATTCAACCAAGCGGAAGCAGCTCGTAGAGCTATTATGCAAGAGATCAATACTCTTGCTTTCGTTGGTAACGTTCCAGGTGGCTTTACCGGCTTCTTCAATAACCCTAGCGTGCCTCTTTACACAGTGCCCGCAGACGGTACAGGTAACGTGACATTTTGGTCAGCTAAGACGCCAGACCAAATCTTGCGCGACCTTAACTCGCTTGTAAATCAGGTAGTTACTAATTCGAATAACGTTGAAAGACCCGACACAGTTTTATTGCCAGTAGAGCAATACACTTTGATCGCTTCGACTCCACGCTCGAGCACAAGCGACACCACGATCCTAAATTACTTCTTGTTAAACAACCCTTACGTAGAGCAGGTTATCCCAGTTCCTCAGCTTGCAGGCGCAGGCCCAACAGGCTTGGATATCATGATCGCGTACGAAATGAACGTTAACAAGTTGAAGATGGAAATACCGCAGCCTTTCACCCAATACCCACCGCAAGAACGTAACTTAGAGTTCGTTATCAATTGCGTGGCTCGCTTTGGTGGCGTCAGCATTTTCTATCCTCTTTCTGTTAACATCGGTCAAGGTATATAGGAGGTGTTCAATGGCTTCGATCACTAACACGGGTAAGAATATCCAGACATGGCCTTACCATGGCGGTGCCATGGTAAAGCTTGGTCCAGGTGACACGGATGTCACCTCGGAGCAACTAGCAGGTTTACAAAAGCACCCAGTCTTCAAGGACTTCGTGAAGAAGAAATTATTGCTAGTGAATCTCACAGAAGAAGAGCAAGACGAAGCTGCAAGGCAGAGACTTGCCAAGACGAAGGAGCAAGAAGCTTCGACGGAAGCAGACAAGCCCAAGGAAGAGGGACTTGAAACTTTATCTCAAAGAGAGCTTGTAAAGCGTATCAGTGAGATGACAGACAAAGAACAGCTCGAGCAGCTAGCGCACGATGGGCGACCACGTGTAGCCGAAGCAGCTAAGCAACAACTTGCAAGCCTTTAGGATTTTATGGCTCAGCCACATGACGTTACAAACCAGGAAGTAATAGACGTATTATTCATAATAGCGCCTCAGTTTGTAACGGACGACCCAGACAAGCTTAACACGTACTATGTACTGTTAGACCAGTTGCGTTGTTTTTACAACAATAGGGTGTGGTGTTGTGGGGGTGCTCTTGCCTTGGCTAACTTGCTAGCTCATTATTTGACACTAGCAGGCAATCCCAATTTAGGTTTAATAGCCAATATGAGTGAGGGAGATTTATCAATAGGTTATGTCGCAACGGCAACCGAAGGATTCTTCTCCCTCACAGCATATGGCAAAGCCTTTGAGATGATGAGAAAGCAAATTAAAGCAGGCCCGCTTGTTGCTACGGGGTGCACGCGAGTTCCAGGAACGTTAGCATGGGGACCTTTTTATGGCACGCCGTACGGCCCTTGTTGTTGACCGTGACCTTGGTTATAGGGATATCGTCAGGGAAGTTGAAAGATTCCAAAGATCAGAGATCCTTATAGGATTCCAAGAAGGGACGATAACGCACGTCCAAACTAAGGGCGATAGAGCGAAGACAGGCGGCCTAAGCATGCCTCAAATTGCCGCAGAGAATGAATTCGGAACTCAAAGAATTCCAGAGCGCTCCTTTATGCGCACCTCCTTTGATGAGAATGTCACGCGGATTCAAGCTCTCATACGAAGAGAATATGAGCAAGTGGTCGATGGAAATAAGACGGAAGCCAATGCTTTAGGTCTTGTGGGCCTATATGTTGTGGGGCTCATACAGCAGAAAATTAGACAGATCACGCAGCCACCTAACTCGCCTACAACGATCGCTATTAAGAAGAGCTCCAAGCCACTAATAGACTTTGGTCAGATGGTGGGCTCTGTCACTTATGTAGTGGGTAGAACAAGATGACTCCATTCGAATTCTTCCGCACGCCTATAGAAATCCGCAGGTACACTCAAGGATTTTATCAAGACGGTATTTGGATAATAGGCACATATATCGGCATCTTGGCAGACCTCATAACGGGCAACGTTGTAAGCCTGTCTTACAATGGCATAAGCCTAGGCGTTACTCCTTATGCCGTTTCGTCTATGGCCACCATGCAGGCCGTAGCAGCAAAGATTAAGCTTCAGCCAGGAATAAGCGATGTGATTGTCAGAAGCGGCGGAATGCTTATTGAAATCATTCCTACGCAGCCAGGTTTATCGGTAGTGACAAATTTTACCGTTACAGGCGGAGCAAGCCAGCCGACTCTTGTAAATATAAATCAGCCGACAGTTATTGCCGCCACTGCCAGCGTTCAACCGCTAGGCAAAGATATAGAGCTCGTTCCAGAAGGCCGAAGAGATAGCGCAGAGTTTAAGTTTTACTCGTCCACCGAGATCTATGGCATCACGACTCAAAACCCCGATCAAGTGACAGTGCTCAAGGCTCCTTTTACGGGCATAGTTTACGAAGTAGTAAATATTAGTGACTGGCAAAACAATTCAAATTTTAATACAGTTAATCATTATAAGTTTATTGCTTTGCGGCTTCACCCTCTTCCAGGCGTGCTAGGATGATGACTCCAGTCGAGGACTTAATGGAAGAAATCCTAAAAGAAAATTCTTGGAGATTCGCGGAAGCTGTCAAGGATGAAATCATCGAGCAAATTGTCGAAGTGGTCCTCAATGAATTGGGGATAAGCGGGTGCAGAGTAATGCTTATAGAGAGGATTACCGCTCAGGTAAAAAAAGCGAGGGCTAAATGCCGATAGTCTTTAACGACCTTAGGACGATCCTCTATAATTGGGCCTTCGCAAATACTCCGACAGGCATGCCAGTAATATGGTACTACCCTAATGCTCCTAGGCCCGTAGTAGACTATGTCACGCTAAATATTTCTGCCGTGCAGCAAATAGGATGGGACTTCGTTCCAGGCCCTACGATAACTTCAGGGTCAGTAACGCAGGTAGGAGATAGAGAATTCACTTTAACGGCCCAAGCCTATGGCGGGGACGTGATGACAGTGCTAAATAATCTAAGAACTTCTTTGCAAAAACAAACGGTTTTAGATACTCTACGCACTAGCGGAGTTGTGTTCGTCGATTGGTTCCCGATCAACAATATTACCGAACTAGTGGACTCGCGCTTCGAGCAGAGAGGCTCTATGGATATACTCTTTAGGATTGCAGACACCTACGGAGATACGCTCGGCACGATAGCTCAGGCGGAAATTACCGAAGAATTGTTTATTGCTGATGGCACACAAGTGCTCGATCAAACGGTACTCATTCCGGAAACTATTTAGGAGACGAATATGCCTTTAAACGACATTGTGAACGTTCAAATCACAAGACAGACGCAAGCCGTTCAACAGGCCGGCTTTGGACTTCTAATGATTCTTGGGACGTTTAAACGCTTCAACGATTTGATTCGCAAATACACCTCTATGGAGGGAGTAGCAGAAGACTTCGTGCCTTCAGATCCCGAGTATGTTGCGGCCGAAGCTGTCTTCAGCCAGAGTATTACTCCCGACGCAATCTTCATCGGAAGGCGTCCAGCGGACTCCGCTACCATAGACGTGATCACGGCTATGGCGGCTAGGAATTACACCGTAACCATTAATGGAACGGCCTACACGCTCAATAACTACACAAACACGTCTCAGCAGTCCACTTTGACGATGAACGGCGACTTTGTCACTAACAACCTAATCATGATGCACCTAAATGGTGAAGTTGTCGGAACTGTTATAAGTAAGATAACCTATAGCACTCCTTTTACTTCAGGCACTAGCACTATCACGACAGTTAACGGGGTGGCAGCAGGAGCAGGCGTTCCATATACTTCTAGCAACGCCGGAACTCTAACGGCTATAGCGGCTCAGCTAGCAGGTTTAACGGGGGTAGTAGCGAGCGCAGTGTCTAACGGCACAGACACCATTACGGTCACCTTCACTAATCCAGGAGATAATACAATCGATAGTTCGGTGACTACCGGCGGCTCAGCCCCTACAGCTACTATTGTAGAAGGCGGCTTCTTGTTTGATACCGACCAAGCGACCACAATGGATAATATCCGATTAGCTCTCTTGGATATTCCTACGGTTCAGACTATCGAAATATTGCCCAGCGGTCCTAATCCCGATCGAATTATAGCTATTACCACCAAGCCTAACCAAAGTAGCGTTATAGATTACTTTTCGGTCAATCTTGGAGCTTCTCAAGCGACATTTAGCATTGCCACAGGCACATTGCCAACAACCAGAGAGACGATAGCTAACGCTCTTGCGCAGCTCATCAATGATGACTCTAGCGTGGCTGTCACTCAAAGTATACCGCTTGTGACTGGAAACTCAACGCTTGTAACTCTCAACGGAAACCCGTTAACTCCGGTAGTCTATGCTTCCAGCAACGTAGCAACGTTGACAGCTATAGCCGCAGAGATTGAAACAGATCCTAGCGTTTTAACTGCCGTATCTGATGGTGTTGACACTATTACCATTACGCCAGTTGACGGCCAAGGCGTCGAAGCTACTTTCGCCACAACTCTAGGAACTACGCAGCCAACTTGGACCTACGTCTATCAGAATATTGTAAACGCGATAGACAATGCAGATGGAACTCTAACAGTAGAAAGCACAGTTCCAGGCACTCCTTGGACGCTTTCAGTCTCCACCAATATTGTAAATGCAAACAGAGGCTTGGTAACTATTCAAGAGGCTAACCCTAACGCGGTCTATGCCATTACCTTGAATAATACTTTGATCCAATACACAGCTCCTACAGATGTTCAAAGCAATGAGCAGATTGCGACGGCAATGGTAGGTCTAATTAATGCGTCAACTGTTGCAGTAAGCGCCACAGATAACGGCGACGGTTCCTTTATCATTGAATCGAATACCGAATCTTTAACCTACACGGCACAGATTATTCCGGTACTGATGACGTATCAATTTGGACTTCTTATAGAGCCGTTAGTGCCGTCCGAGGCCGTAGTCGATAGCTTAGATGCTATTCAGGCGGTTAACGATGATTGGTATGCGTTGGCAATCATAGAACGAACAAGTGGCACAGTGCAGCAGGCAGCGGCTTGGATTGAAGCAAGAATTAAGATATTTGGTACAGCTTCAGCAGATCCGGATATCATAGACGTTCCAGTAGGCGTCGATCAGACTTCTATAGCGGCGATCCTCAATAATTTGGGTTATGTAAGAACGTTCGTACTTTACCACCAAGATGCCGATAGCGACTTCCCCGAGTGTGCTTGGTTCGGTGATTGTCTCCCCTTGACTCCAGGCTCCGAAACTTGGGCGTTCAAGACTTTGAGCTCGATGTCGACTAGTGACCTTTCAGCTAACCAGAGCAACAACGCTCGTTCAAAGAGAGCGAATACTTATGAGTATGTGGCCGGCTTCGGTATAACCCAGAATGGAACTATGGCTCAAGGGGAGTATATAGACATTATTCGCGGTATCGATTGGCTTGTGTCCACTATTCAGTCGTATGTCTTTACGATCCTAGTGCAAAGCCCTAAATTACCGTACACTGATGCAGGAATTACCGCCGTCGAAGCTCAGATAAGACGCGCGCTAAATGAAGGTATTACGAACAACTTTATTGCAGCGCAACCAGAGTACACCGTTACAGTGCCACGCGCTATAGATGTGTCCTCCGCAGATAAGGCGGCGCGTATACTTAGAAATGTACGCTTTCAAGCGACGCTTGCCGGAGCTATTCAGGCCGTGAGAATTCAGGGCACCGTAACCGTTTAAGGAGAGAGAGAATGAGTGTACGCACATACGATCCTAAGAGTGTTATCATAACCATCGGTGGCGTGCCCATGTCGGGCTTCTCCGATGGCACGTTTTTAGAGGTTAACCGTGACGAAGCCACTTGGAATAAAGTGGTAGGGGCCGACGGCTACGTGACGCGTGGAAAGACTAATAATTTTACCGGCACCATAACGTTGACATTGAAGCAGAGTAGTCCGTCGAATGACGTGCTTAGTGGCTTCATGGCAGCGGATGAAATTTCTAACGTTGGCATAGTACCGATCCTTATTAAGGACCTTTCGGGCAACTCGACCTATTTCTCGGCGCAAGGATGGATTCAGCAGTATCCCTCCTCTACCTTCGGGAAAGAGATCAATGACCGAGAGTGGGTGATAGCTCTTGCAGACCTAGACCTATTCGTGGGAAGCAACGCGGAGACCGTATAAGATGGCTATAGAGACCAAAGAAAGAAAAATTGGTGAAGCCGTCTATATGGTGACTCAGTTGCCAGCTAGACGCGCTTTAAGGCTCAAGGCTAAGCTTATGAAGCTCTTCGGGGCTTCAGTCACGCAGATGCTTTTAACCGCCTTAGAGCCGGAAGAGAAGAAGCGCGCCGAGATGAATGAAGAGGAACTCGAGCAGTACAGCAAGACAAGCGCCATTGAAAGGTACAAGATCCAAGACCTACGAAAAACAAGTGTAGTTAGAGGCGTTCAGCTTCTTGCGCAGGGCTTAGACGATAAAACCTTCGACGAACTTTGCATGGAGCTCGTGCAGGGTATCCGTCGTAATGGCATCGAAATGAATGGTGCTACTGTCGACCTCGACTTTGCAGGAAACCTAACCGAGTTTTTTGCAGTGGTCCTCTTTATGTTGGAGGTGAACTTCGGCGATTTTTTTTTGGTTGCCCAGAGTACTGGAAGCCAATTTCAGGCATCACAGGAAACGGGGCTCGAGACGGATACGAAAAAAACCTACACTTTTCGATCCGAGAAGAATTCGTAATATGGCGATTAGTGCTTGAAAAAGTAGCCTCGTTGCAGGAGCTAGAAACGATATGGAGCCTTGACGATGTGATGCGTTTGAATGCTTTGTTAGACATGCGCAACGACCTACAGGCAGTAGAACGCAAAAGGCACGGTAGAAAATATGACCATAGTTAGGTCTCTCCTCACTAGAATAGGCTTCGAAGTAGATCGTAGAGGTCTCGACAACGTCGATAGAGCCGTTCAAGGTTTTAAGAGGCGGATTGTTTTTACCGGTCGCGACCTCAAGGACTTTGCCTTTGAAGCTGCCGGATTCCTTGGAGAAATCTCTAGGGCTAACGTAGACGTTGCAGAGCTCGCGCGTAATACCAATACTAGCGTAGAGCGCTTCGTAGCTCTTCGTGAAGCAGCTAAGCAGTTCCGCTTCGACCCAGGTCAGTTCGATCATACCTTTTCTAGACTGTCAGAGCTTTTACGCGAAGCAAAGAGCGGCTATGGCGAAGTCTATGAGATCGCTCGAAAGTCTTACGGCCAACTAAATCTAGTTCCTTTTGCTCAGACGGGAGACGTGGAGGGGGCTTTAAACGCTGTCCTACGCTACGTAGAATCTATAGACAAAGCTAGCGATCAAGTAGCAATACTTAGAGACGTAATTGGTGGTGGCGCAGAGAATAGCCTTATTAGAGTTATTGAAGGAGGCATAGACAAGTTCAATGAAGCTGCCGACGCAAATAGAAATTTCGGTAAATCATTCGCCGACTCGCTTCCAGATCAAAAAAAGTATCTCGAAAACCTAAGTAAGCTAGAAAAGCAATACGAACAGCTTAAACAGACTGCCGCAACGGTACTAGCTCCCGCAGCTTCGGTAGGATTAAACTTTGTCGATACAGGTTTAAAGGGCATTCAATTTATTCGAGACAAAGCAGAGAATGAAGGTAAGGAAGAGGCAAGGAACTTTGTAGGCCAGGCGATAGCCGATTCTGTCTACCGCCTCTTCGGTTATGAGCCCCTTGTCGATGTGCAAAATAAGGTCTACGAAGATGATATTGAATTCCAACGCAGGCTCTTCCAGGAGTACCAAAGAATTCAACAGCAGAAGACTCAGCCCACGACCGTTAACAATACAATCGACGTAAATGTAGCGCCAGGAACTCCAGAAGAACAAAGAATTCAGATAGCCGAAGCTGTCCGCGATGAGATTGAGGCCTTCTATGATGAGAAAAACCGCGAAGTAATCAGCAATAATCCGCAGGTCGAATAATGGTTTTATCTCTAATCTATGGCAAGAAATACGACAAGGGACAGATAAAGAGCGAGTTCGGCTCCGTCACCTTTGACACCGTTGTGCAAGAGGACCACCGCTACGTCTCCCGCGTCACTCATTACCCAGTAGAGTTCGGCACCATTATCTCGGACCACATAATCAAAGAGCCCGATGTTGTTGTACTTTCAGGAGTGGTGTCAGATACGCCGCTTAATATATTGGCTCCATTCAATCGGTCGACAGCAGCCTTTAATCAATTGGTGTTACTTCAGGCTCGCAGGATAGTTTTAGACGTCGTTACGGGGATTAAGGTTTACCGTAATATGACGATCACTAGCCTTGACGTTCCTAGGAGTGTTCGCACAGGGCAGACGCTCACTTTTAATATTGAGCTACAGAAAATCATCTATGACGATACGGTACAAGTTGAACTCAATGCAGGAAATATCTTTGAGGGCGTTCAAGATAATACCCCTCGAGCTATTGTTAAAGATAACTCAAATATTCCATTTCTTAAGTTCGATCCTCCGCTAAGCCTTAAAGACCAAGCTCAGACAGCGGTTAACGTTGGAGTGCAGTCTTTGGCTACAGTTCCCACGGCAATGCTTCCTCAAGTAGCTACTGTCACACGCTCAATTTTGGGGTTAGTCTAATGTTTATCATTCCCTTTAAGGAGCCAGGAGCGTGGCAAGCGCAGATCCAATTAAGCGGCATCATCTTCATCTTAAAATTCCAGTGGAATGCCTTAAATGAGTATTGGGTGATGGACATATACAACCGAAACGATGAGCCAGTATTGCTCGGCGTTAAAGTTGTAGCTAACTGGAATTTGACAGATCAATTTGTCGCTATAGGAATGCCTCCAGGTGATATCGTGTGCTTAAATGTGCTAGGTGATTGGGGCAAGATTCGGCGCTTTGACATGGGAGACGTGGCAGAGCTATTTTACTACGAAGCAGGCGAGTTGGATGCTATTGAGCCAGAGGTGGCAGTAGTATGACAAAGTTTATTCGATCCGCTACAGTTGTCATTAGGATTCATAAAAACGACTTCTCAGGTTATGAAGAGACTATCACCTTGAAGGGCTTGCGCGTAGCGTTCGGCATCCAAAAGAATTTGGCAGTGCAGACCAATGTAGGCATTATCAGATTGTGGAATTTGAATCCTAGCCACAGGAACGCTTTAAAGGGCTATGGCGATGAGGTTACTATCTATGCCGGTTACGAAAGGGGTGCGGGAGAGCAACTCCTATACAGGGGCGACACTACCGCTATATCGCACTCATTCGACTTGCCAGAGATCGTCACGACGCTTGAATGTGGAGACGGGGAGCGATATGTCAATCAGAAACACCAATCACTTTCTTTCCAGGCGGGAACGAAGGTTGAAGATATTATCCGTGCGATTGCCGCGAAAATGGGTATTAGCATTGTGGAGCCTCCTTCTAATGCCCTTGCTTCCCTTGGCAATATGGTTTATGAGCTAGGGTTCTCCACTACAGGAATGCTTAAAGAGGCTTTAACAAAGGTAACGGCTTACGCAGGGCTTCAATGGAGCGTTCAAAATAACGGTCTTCAGATTATCCCGCAGGACGGAACAATAGGCCAGCCGGCCTATAG